GTGTTAATGATTGTACTATTCTAGCCATTACCTTCTTCCATCCGCTTGTATATCTAATCTAAAAGTTCCAAGTTTCCAGTGTTGTTGAGTACTGGTATTGTCAACCTTTAAAGATATAGCACGAGCTCTGGCACGTGTATCTATTTTTGTTGTGCTTGTAGTTGTAGTAAAAGGTCCAAGTGATGAACTAGCTTGCGCATCCGTTGGATAATTTTTTAAATTTAAAGTCACTCTTGCATCTCCAGTTTGTTGTAAAAAGTCTGGAAGCACTCTTCTAATTTTCATTATATATTCGCCGTCTCCTCTGATATCTGCTCCACCTTGCTGTGTTCTTGATATATCAAAATCACCAGATTCAATACTTGCTGAAATACCAGTCCTTGCTCCGGCTTTAATTTGATCTTGTCCTGTTTCATGTTCATAGTAAATTGTAACACCATCCGTATTACCAACGGTAGTGTCACTGGTTGCACTTGAGTCATATTCTGTTGCATGTGGTTTTCCAAATATATGTGAATCAGACCATGTTGATCTTGCTAGCGTACTCGTAGTCCATACAGGTCGCTCCGGTGTTGAGTCCATATAATTATATGTAACCGATCTATTATTAGATGCAGCTCCACTACCTGGATAGAACCAAGTCACTTCACCAAATAAATTATTTAATCCTGCGTAAATATGTTGTCTAGGAACTGTATTAATATCATCATAAACATAGTCTTCAACCAAACATGCTAGTGAATCTAGTTTACCTGTATATCTAAAGAAACCATTCTCTGACATCCAGTAAGCAGAACCATCTACTTCGACGGCTGCATTCTTTCCAATCAATCCACAGTTTGTTCCTACTTGTTGAAATGAAAATACGAAAGGTGCACCAACAAATCTCATAATAAATAAAGATGTATCGGTCCAAATGTAAATTGCATCCCGACCTCTAATCGCTGAAACGATCCGTGTTCCGTCGGCCAGTCTCTGTGTACCAGCGGTATTGATCGCTGAAGGTGCGTATGAAGTTGATGCATTAATTGATTCTTGATCCGACCAACGTATATACATATCGTCCTGTGTACTAGTTGTACCAATGGTAGTTTCTGTTCCAAAAAATACTAAGTGTCTATCGGGAGTAGATACTAATGTTTGTATTGCTGCTGTTGGTGCATTGGCAACGATGGTTGCCCGTGTAGATGTTGCGCTGCTTGCATCGGAGTCCCATTCAAAAGTTGCACCATCAAAGATAGTTGCAATTAGTTTATTTCCAAAATTATCCAAGGACCATAGACCAGGGGCCGTTACAATATCTCCAGTTTGCGAAGCACCCCATTTCGTATAGTCCGATGCATCGGTAACTGTTGCTCCATCTGAGTGTGAAGCAGCTGTTGTATTATCTGATCCTCTTGTTAGTCCAGATAAAGTATTGGTACCTGTTGTGTTTGAAGTATAAGCAATTCGTTCACTATCTATTAAGACAGTTCCTGAAGCAGGCATTGATGCCGAATTATCTAGAACAATGCTTGTTGAACCTGAAGTTAACGCTCCATCTAGTGTGTCTGTAATTTCTCCAGCAACAGTACCACCCCAAAGACCTAGTCCCCAACCAGCAGCTGATTCTTCAACCGCAGGTCCTATTGAATAAAAATGTTGAACTCTTATTCCACCAGAAGTACTAGCTCCTGATCCTGATTCAACGGATCCCATTTCAATTGTAAGTGTCGTAGAAGTTGGAACCGTTGTAACCATGAAATTAGTATCGTCAAAATCACTTGAACTAAAATCAGAATCAGTAATAGCAGTAAAACTATCTAGACGAATAATATCGTACTTAGAAATATTATGATCAGATGCAAAAGTAAGTGTAACCGTTGCATCACTTTGTGTTGTTGTAAAGGCGTTGGTTAATGTTGTTGTAGCTTTGATAGGAGTAATGTCATAAAATGCTCCTCCTGAATATACATATAAAAATCTGTTTGTACCAATGGCTGCGTATTTAATTCCTGACGCATTGACAAAATGATGTAGTGCTGTGTTTCTTCCTGTAAGAGTAGCATCTCCTAACTGAGCCCAGCCTCCTATTTTTTCAGGCGTAGCATATCTAAAACGTACATAGTCACCACCAATCCATTGGCCTTCGCCACCCGTTGCTGTGACTTGTTTATTAAATCCTGGTTGTATTCTAATTTTCTGTAACATAAAATCTTTATATTATTAAAAAACCTGGTTGACAAATGAATATCTAACGCCTTTTTGTATTATTTACTTCTTAATCAGACATGGTGCACTCGTTATACCAAGATCAAGCAATGCTCGTAATCTCTGGTTTCCTACTTCAACTACATATTTTCTTTTATCCATGGTAACTTCTAATGGTTTTTTCATACCATCATTCTTTATAGATTGTTTTATATCTTCAAATATTTTCTGTTGTTCTGGATGTTCATCCCACCATGATTGAGGTCTATTTACACCAAATACAAGTTTATTTACTGAAAGTTCCATGCGTGAAACTATCTTATCAGTCATACTTGCTGATAAAATCATCAACAATAGATTCTATTTCTTCAGCAGTTGCTAATATAATTCCAGCATCCTTATTTAAAGAATATTCTATATTAGTTAGTCTTGTAATCAATGCGGCTCTATCCAGTTCTACTAAATTTGAAGGTACAGAAGAACTATCATCAACTGTATGACCAACCAGTTTAGTTGATTCAGTTAAATTGCCAGTACTAAAATAACCACCATCCTTAATAAAAGAAGGTGTAATCAAATTACCTTGTTCGTTTCTGTCCAATGTGTATTCTACTATCATATACCTTTTCCATTTGATTTTCTTGCCGCTTCGTCTTTGTTTCTTTTATCCATTTGATCCATGTAGGATTTGTTAATAATTCCATCTCTACCAAAAAGCCTGTTTGAAATCTTGTCTGCATTGTGGACATACTTGTTTTTCATTTCATCAAGAAAGTTTTCAAGATGAGTAGCGTCAAGAATTCTTTTTTCTTTAATTAATTCATTAACAAAAGTAATATATCCGCTGACTTCCGCTATTGCCATTTGTGCATGAACTCCGTACTGTTGTAAATATTCAAGTGTTGCTTCTTTTGCTCTGCTAAATTCAACTAAATTCCGATACAGCATTTCAAAACCTCTGCGAACATGATGACCTTTTTCTTCATTCTCAAATTCTTCTTCGTTCCAATCTTTCATATTATTATTGGACATTATATTATCGTAAGCATCCGCCAAAGTTGCAATATCCTTTAAAGAGCCATTGGCTTTATTATTGATCTGGCTTACGCTATGTTTATGTTTAATAAGTTCAGCTCTTTCAGCTGGTGTTAAATTTTGTTTTTCTTCCAATACGTCAATTTCTTCTTGCTTTTTAGCAACATTATGTTGTGCTTCATATAAAGCATTTTTTCTTTTCTCAACTTCCGCAGTTACCTGTCTTAACATACGAAGCGGTGATGAACCACCTAACATAGTTAAAGTCATCAACTGTATAGTTGTTTGAGAATTTTGCCTGTCGAAAAATCTTGTATGTTTGTCGATTGCTGGTAGAGCTTTCTTAACTCTATCAACTAACGCTTTGTTTTGTTTTGTTAAATTTATAAGTTCCATTAATCTCCTGTTGCACCTCCACCCATTTCAGACTTAGCCACTGATAAATCTCCAAAGTCAGAAGCATTACCTAAAGAAGCCATTACCCAAAATTGTATGACATTAACAGTTGAACCAGTATAACCACCACCACCAATTCCTCTTGTACCATTAGACATTCCTACACAATAATATGTAGTCGCTAGTAAATCACCAAAATCTGCGGCATTTCCAGTAGAAGCCGTATTGATATATTGCAATACATTAATAGGCGTACCACTAATACTTCCACCAACAAAAACAGTTTTTGTATTATCACTACATGCATGAACTTCAAAAGTATCTGACGCTAGATTTCCAAAGTCAGAAGCATTACCTGTACTGGCAATATTGACATAATCTATTACATCGTTGTCGGTGTCTGCGGCGTGTCTACCGCCTCCCCAAACACCTCTTGTACCATTTGAACCCGCAGCCATTGTCTGTCTGGCTAGTGTTAAATCTCCAAAGTCTGTAACATTACCTGTGGATGCGATTGTTATATATTCTATTATATTATAAAAAGCAGCCATAATTAATCTTTTAGTCCTCCACCAAAGCAGCCTCTTGTACCATTAGATACTCCAGGACATTGCCTTCTGTCACCAGATAAATCTCCAAAGTCTGTGACATTACCTAAAGAAGCAAATGTGATATACTCCATTATATTTTTTTCAGTACCATTTAGATTTCCTCCAGCCCAAACACCTCTTGATCCACTTGATAAAGCACCCATATTCACTCTATTAGCTGACAAATCTCCAAAGTCTGTTGTATTACCTGTAGTCGAAATTGTTATATATTCTATTACATTAATTCTTCCACTAGCATTTCCACCAGCAAAACATCCTCTATCTCCACCCCAAGCTATACTAAGATCAGCTGCTGCTACTACTCCAGAACCAAATCCTAAAATTTGATAACCAAAACTCATATTTTATTTTCCTTATGCGTCATTCTTCGCATCTGTAGTATAAAATAATTTAATACCGTGTAATCTAGCATCTCCACCAGAATCATCATTACTGTCAGATACATCTCTAAAAATTCTAAAATAACAAAGCTCATCATCTCC